AATGATCTTCATGCAGCAGCTGTAGCCAATGGAGAGGCGACTGAATCACAAAGGCCGAACAAATTTATCCGAAGTGCAGCTGTAAAGCGCTTCGTTTCTGCACTGGACTCCTGAGGACAAAAATGTCGTCTGGAACTAATTCAATCACTTAACATTGTGAATGGTGGTGTGAATCAAGGCGTTTGGGCGGCTGAATTATTAGCTATTCGCTATGCGGCATGGATTAGGCCTGAATTTGAAATCCGCGTTTATGAAACATTCCGCGAGGCTGTACTTAACGGGCTTAGCAATATGAACCGACTCAACCGACTTGACCTGCTGATCGCCAATGAGACCAAAGAGGTCAGCGCATGCGCACGGGCAATGAATGAGTGGGGCGTCGGTGGTCGCAAGAAACTACTCAATGGTGCGCGTGAGCGGATCGTCAGCCAGATGGATCCCGACATGGTCACGCTGATGGAAGCGAAAGCAGGGTAGCCAACGCAAAATTGCGTCGGCAAATAGCGGCATTACAGAAGCCCTTCACTGAGGGGCTTCGATAATGAAAAAAGAATTATAGCGGTATATAGCTTCAGAGAGTTGAACCTTTGAAGGTAATTGATGAACCTTGATATCCAGCAGCAACGCCGTAATTATTGCTTCTGGTAATAGGTAGCTCGTTAATCATGTGAAGCATACATCTAACAAGCAAGCCATAAGTGATGGCCGCATAACGCAGTTCATGAGGGCATGTTTCCGAAGATAGATTATGTTTTTGCTGATGTTGGCCGTCATCAATGAAAACCATGTAATCTTCATCTCCTAAAGCCTTGTGGTCATATGAAGGAAGCTTGTCAACGTTTTCAATAATTTCAATAAATTCACTGTGAGTCGCCCCTTCATAGTCGTGTTGATGTGCAAAGTTGTTTCTAATGTTGTTCAGCTTTTCAATGATGCGGTATGCAGGCAATGGTAAACCCATGCGCTGGGCAAGCTTGGCTTTACCCATAAAATTCATAGAAAATCGAACCTTGCTTTTGTCTTTGGAGTCGTTAACGAAAAGGTCTTTAATTCCAACGTAAGAGCATATCCACGCCTCAAGAAAGCGTTCAATAGCTAAGTGAGTTGTTAAGCAGCTAGCTAATTTATTATTGCCAAGCATGATTTTTTCGAATGTTTTAGGGTCGAATGTGAATCCTGAAACTTCCATAAAAATGTCAAAATTCATTGACATGAGACCTCCTCAATTAACTAAAAATGCCACGATCGCTCGATTATAGAGGCGACAATGTCCGACATCTACCAAATCACCCTCACCACCCAAACAGGCGAAACCTTCACGGGCAAGATGTCACGGCGTCAACCTGAGCTTGTTAACGGCTTTGTGCCGCTGGCGACCGAAACAGGACAGTGGTTGTACTTCGCTCCTGCCGACGTTAAGCGCGTGGAGTTCACGCCATTGGAAGAGAGTATCGAAGAAAAGGGCGAATGATCGCCCTGTTTTTTTAACCGCGAGCCTCTCGACCTTCTTCATCTTCAGGGACGCGGTAACGCCAGTATTTTTCAGGTTTAACCCAAACGACATTATCACCGCTATCAACTCGAAACTTATTAATCACTTTGGTTGATAGTGCTTGGTTACCGTCAGCATTTTCCTTGAGATGCTGCTCGTTGGTATTTTTAACGAGATAGTCGACAACATCTTGTTGGTAAAGGCACGTGGATAACTGAAGGTTAAACATCATCCAAGATGAAACGTCCGAGACAGATAGCTTTGGTGTGTTTGGGTTTACGGCTTTGGGGATGGGACCATTAACGAAACTTCTGGGAAAACGCCG